AGCGATGCGGCTTCCCAGATGGGATAGAAGTGAAGACCAATTGCGTTGGAAGATGGTACAACTGCACCAGAGATGATGTTGTTACCATACATGAGTGAACCAGCGACGGGTTCACGGATGCCGTCGATGTCCACAGGGGGAGCAGCGACGAAGGCGACGATGAAACAGATGGTTGCTGCCAACAGAGTTGGAATCATCAGTACGCCGAACCAACCGACATAGAGGCGGTTATTGGTAGAAGTTACCCACTCGCAGAACGAATCCCACGTGGAGGTTTGTTGTTGCCTTGAAAGTGTTGCCATTGTAATTGAAAAAAGTAAGACCATCAGGGAATGGTGGAGTTACTATTCCTCTGCACCCTAAGCAGAGGTATTAAAGACGTGTTTAGACACCCTATAGGTCTTGGTTTGAGGAGTGTTACAACTTGTTAAGAAATGTGTTGGTTCCTTAACCTGCTGATGTATTTATCATACCACGACCTTCAAGATCTGTCAAGCTTTTATTCCCATTGAACCCAAGGTCTCCTGCTGTTTCATGTACAGTTTGATCCAGGAGCGAAGTTGTTCCTTCAACTCATTAACATCATTACACCCCTCTATCTCTCTAGATAAGGTTTCGTAATGAAACTGTCTTGTAGTTGTAGACAGTACAATTTCTTCGGGTTTCATTTAATTGTCCTCGTTGTACCAAAAATCTTCCCAGTCCTCATCTGTTGCTTCATAGATGGGACAAGGTTCTTCCATGAGAAGATTATTTTTTAATTCTGCCACTCGTTTTCTGAGTTTAAACTCTTCGTGATCAGTTAGAGTATTCATTTAAAATATCTAAGATGGTGTTGTATGCATGATGAGCACCGTCTTGCCATTGACCTGGACGAGATTCGTATCTACCATCAAACAGTTCTGTTTTTCTTTGATAAACTTTTGCAAGTATATCATTTTTTGATAGGCGTCCTCTTGGCATCTAATCTCTCCTAATAATTAATTGCCGACTTAGAATTAAGTGCGACTTACTAATTATACCAAAGATTGATTAGTTGTCAATCAAAGTTCGTGTCTCCTGACAGAACCTTTAATTTTATGTTCCTTTACAAAGTTCTTTGCTCCTCGTTGAGTGTCAAAGAGTTTAGCAAATTTTGGATCTAGGTTCCACTTGTGGGCAGACATCAAATATTCAGTCCTACCATCAGTTTTTCTAGTTACTTTCCAAAGAATGTTGTTTTCGGTATCAGCAGACATAGTAATCTATAGAGCAATGCAATTATTTATAGTCATAAAAAAGGGACCTTCTGTTATGTGGCAGAGGTCCCTTTAGGCGGCGACGATATGTATCTATTTATTCATTACCATCTTGGGTTAACATTGCTGCTCCTACAAATGTTGCAAATAAAATTGCTGCTAGTGAGATTAATGCCATGACCCTAAGCAAAATACTATTTATTTTATAATAAGTATTTTTGCTCACTAATGTCAGTGAGTCCTCACGGTTGTGATGTTGCTGGCACCATCATACCTGGTCCCAGATCATCATCATCATCAATATCTTTTGAAATTGCATAGATAACCCACAGTCCAAGCAATGTTGCTGTCAGCATCAACATTAAAATACTCCAGGGATGATCTGTCCTGTAGTAGCATAAGTTCCAACAGCGATGATGAAACCAAGCATTGCCAGACGTGAGTTGAGGATCTCTGCCTCAGGTGTGAATCCGAATTTCATTTGTTTTGCTCCTGTGTTTTGTTGTAGATAATGACTCTGCCATTTTCATGAGTGAATACTAATTCATCATGATGCCCCCAGCAGAGTTCTTCGTATAGGGCATTTAATCTCTCCATGTCATCATAGAGTTGATTAGGATTTAACATCTTCCTCTTTGACTTCCCAAGACCCACCTACTCCACCTTCCATGTTGACAACAATGTCTTGTGGTTCAGTAGATTCCTGTGAATGAGGAGGTTTGTGTTCTCTATCCATAGGAAGAGAAGATGCAAAAGGTGTACGTGAAAGATTTTTAATAACGATGAATGCATCCTTATTATATTTGCGAGTACCATAAGGGGTTGCCCACTTTTTGTTGTACTCTTCACCTTGATGGATACCAGAAACAACTGTACCACCAATCTCGATTACGATATGATCATGTCGCACATCCCAATCAAGTTTATCAATGGTTTCCCAAAGATCATCCTGAGAAAAATCCATCAGTAGAGGTTCTCCTCCTGTTCTGCCAAAATGACACAATCAGATGTGGGATAGGACACACACGTCAGAATAAAACCTGACTCCATTTGATCATCGTCAAGGAATGACTGATCACTTTGATCTACTGTTCCACTCTCAACTTTACCAGCACATGTAGAACATGCACCAGCACGACATGAGTAACTCATATCGACACCTGCTTCTTCAGCAGCGTCAAGAATGTACTGATCATCTTGACAAGTAAAGGTATGATCACCTTCACTTGTTTTCAATTGAATGCTAAAGGTCATCAAATAATACCAAAGAAAAAGTTACCAGTCACAGCATACGAAATGAATCCTGCGATGATACCCAACATAGCATAGCGTCCATTTGCTTTTTCTGCACGTTCTGCGTGGGTTTCAAGACCGTATCTTTCTGTGTAAGAAGGATCGGTGTACATTTGTGGTTCGGTAGCGTACATGTTTGTACGTCCACCATCTTCAGTTACTGTTGTCATTTGTAAAGAATTGTTAAGTCCCAAGTATATAGGAAATATTAAAATTTGTCAACCCCCTTGGGTCTCTTCCATAAGTGTCTGAAGATCTGCAGGACGATGACCCATCATCAGTTCCTTCAAGGTAACAGCATTGTCCAAAAAACCTTTGTGATAATCGATAATGATATCAATCTCACTCAGCATATCTTCATAAATGTTTCTAGCAGAAACAGAATCGTCACTGAGATAATCAAATATCGCATCTCCCATACGTGATTTACGCTGCTTCAAATAAGCGTCTGGTACTACGTAGTCCATAGTCAAAAAGAAAAGACCCCTGTATCCTAACAAAGGTCTTATAAAATGTCAAGCTAGTTTCATGATATATGCAAGAGCATAGTATGGAGGAAGGTTTGCATTTACTGCAGAAGAACCCTCAGATGCAGTAGAACCACTTACAGATGTAGAAGTAGCAGACCATCCACTAGGAGCAGTGAAACTAGTACCAGAAGTAGCATCAGTAGTATCAGTAATATTAGATGATGCAGCTACTGATAAAGTTCCAGAACCGTGAGTGTGTGAAGGAAGAGTTGCATTAGCACTACCTCCAGTAGCATCAAGGGAATATGTACTTCCAGCACCAACAACAAATCTGTTTACTAGATTTGGAGTATCATTAGTTCCATCACATAATGCCCATCCACTAGGAACACTGGCACCAGACCACATAATAATAGCACCAGCAGGAACCAAAAAGTTAGTAATGTCTCCAACAGTTTTAGTTGATGTTACAGCATTATCTTCAATTGCATTAGTTACAATTTTGTTTATGGGCATGACTTTAAACTTTTTAAGTATTTATCTTTTTGTCAAAAATAAAAGGACCATTTGTAGATCCCCATTTCTGTTCTTTAGTAACTGGGTCAAGACCTGCATCAATAACAATATACTGATTAGGTCTTAACTCAGCTCTGCTAATCAAAAGTGTTTCTTTAAATATACATCCAGGAACTGTACCACCTCTGTAATACTCTCCTTGTTTTTGAAATAAAAGATTGCACTGATCATTTTCAACAATGATAATACCCTCTTTCTTGACCATTTTAATAACTACATCACGGTAGAATGTAGTTTCATGATTATATCTTTGAGTAACATGAAATTTATTGTGTGAAATTCTTTCATGCTTAAGAATAATATGAGCAAAGGAAGTAGGATTACTAGATGCTTGTCTCCAGTTATTAAAATCCCCTTCAAACCAATCGCAAAATTCCATTAAATTAAATTAAAAGAAATAATAGTTCTAGGAGTAGTACTTGTATTCATCGGTGCCTCATGTAATATGAAGGCAGGAAATACAATCAAGTCACCTTCAGATATATCTGGACAAAATAAATCTACATCACCTTTAGTATTAATAAAAGGGCAATAAAATTTTGTAGGTATATGAAGTTCAGGATTAAAGTCAGCATAGAATACTGCTGACCATCCAAGTGTACCATGAGTATGCGCTGTATGGTACTCGTATTGTTTTGATGTTTGAAACCACACTCTAGTGATTTGAGAAACGTCAGGAACAGAAGAGATGTAAGGACTTATCATAGATAAGAACTTAGAATATTCCGTGTAATCAAAAGTATCCCAGTAACTTGTAGTTATAGAATAGTCAGGATTGACAGGAACATTCTGAGGTTCTTTAACTTTTAGATTAGATAAAATTAAATCTTTACTACTAGACCATTCCTTTACATTAAAATGATAGTGTGGGACTTCAAACATAAGGGTTTACATGCACGCCACCAATTCTTTAACTGGAAATTGGAAACCAGGTTGGGTCAGAGTTGACTCCACCAGGGCACAGTTAATGTCTGTCCGAGACAATCAAGCATAAACTCCAGATTCAATTAAATCTGCTTCAATTGAATCAAGAATAACATTGTAATCATCTTCAGGATCATCATATAATTGTACACCCTGATCTTCATAGAAGCGTATAAGTTTCTGATAAAGTTTAGGATTATCTCTATCGAGAGCAAGTGTACCCTCAACTGCAGCAGTCAGTTTAGGTAGATCGGATTTGAATTTAGAATGAAATTTAGAACGAGACATTGCTTTTGCAATTAACTTTTACTAGTGGAGAATAAATCCTCCAATCAGGGTGGCGAGAATTGAACTCACCTTAGGCGAATTATGAGTTCGCTGCATTCACCAGATTGCTACACCCCGTTTCCTGATGTATTATACATCCATCAGGAGAATGTGTCAAGAATTAAATTCTTGATTACGTAGGGTATCTAGATGGGTTAACACCTGCGAACGCCACTCCATTAACTCATTGTAGCATTCCTGGTTATGAGCACACTGACGTAACTGAGGATCAGGTTTAAGAACACTCTCATAGAAGAGACCAAGAGCATCCTTACGCTTGTCATGTTTAGAATTCATTTTACCTCAAAGTCAAGTTTACGAACCTTACGTTTCCTTCGGTTCTCTTGGTATTCTAAGTCATTAGCACTAAGGACTGTGGAATCCTTAACATTTCTTTCAGAATTAATCAAGAGAACCATCGACATATCTTTGGCAGTGATAGTGTCTCTACATATAGTCATTTGATTGGAGCACCCACAGCATTGTGGTTTTAAATTACTTGTAATTTCTAAATTACATACTTTACATCTTGCAGTTAACATGTTACATGCCTTCTTTTGCATCACTGAATTTATTTATGCTCGAAGAGGGGATCGAACCCCCGACAATCTCCGTGTAAAGGAGGCACTCTACCGCTGAGTTATTCGAGCGAACTCCTCCACCTGGACTCGAACCAGGGACAGGGTGATTAACAGTCACCTGCTCTACCAACTGAGCTATAGAGGATTGAACGACTCAGGTTGGGGTCGAACCAACGACCGACTGCTTAGAAGGCAGTTGCTCTATCCACTGAGCTACTGAGTCATAAGGATAGTATACACTATCCAGTTTTGTTTGTCAAGACAATACAAATTTGTCTTTATAGTCCCATGCATATATTTCACGGTTACCTTTGATACCCCATCCTAACCAGTAGTATGCGGGTTTCATATAATATGAAATACTTTGGTCATGTCCTTCAAATACAGGAAGAGCACGTTGGAAGATAGGTTCATTAATCATCCAACGAACCTGACCTGACAGAGTTGATGGATCACATTCGTACTTAGCACAGAAATTACCAAGACCCTTGTAGCGACCAATAGAAGTCCACTGGATTAAACCATATCCACCAACCTTACATTCAGTATATGAGACGCGAGCACCACCTTCACAGATGTTAGGGATGAACTTACTCTCTTGCTTGATGTTACCCATCAATGTAGCAAGAGCATTAGGGTCGGTAATCTTAGTATTTGATTGCAGTTCCTTTAAAACATATTGCTCTTCAACTGAGCAAGTAGGACACTGCCAGGTTTTTACATGTTCTTCAGCAACCACTGGCGGGATAGTTGCTGGTGGGGGTGGCATTATAAATGCCGCGAGTGTCTCAAGAATCATAGTTAAAATAATCTTTACGGTAGTAACGACCGAGAACATTGCCATTATAGTATGCAGGTGTGCCATCTGTCAAGCTTTCAGTGAGAACTGAATATACAAAGAGTTGACGGGTCTCTTCGTAATTGACTTTACCTAGGGTAGTATGTAAACTTAAAATTTCTCTTTGAAATTTATGTTTACCTAATACTTTAATGTCTTCTTTCAGTTCTGGACAAGAACCATAATACTTTTTCCAATCAGATTCCTGTTTGGATCTACGGTTCTGACCTTTCTTCTTTCTAAAAGACCAAAAGTACTTTCTACCTATGTACTTCCTGCCATTAGTGGTGTTGGTTATCAAGTATACAAAACCGTAATATCCATTAATACCATCGGTATCAAATACTTTATCCTCAAACCACCATGGATTATCGTACATATAAAAGTCATCACTAACCTATTTATTCTCTTAAAGAATACCTTATCTTCAAAAATAGATAGTGTAAAAGTTCACCTAGATTTCTTGGACCTAATTTAAGCAGACAGTAATTTCTATCAGAGATGTTTGGATCTGCATATGCTTTCATTTTCCAAGAGGGTGGTGTCATAATTGGAATCCAGAGAATGTATCTTTTTCAACATCATGCTTGATGCCACCGATCAAATAACTTTCAATCTCAGTTTCTTGAGGAGCAATTTGAACTTCTTTTGATGACAACCAATACTGCATCCAAGGAAGTGGATTATTCTTGGCAGCAATATCATACTCTGGTTTGATACCAATCGCTTTCATACGACGATTTGCAGTCCACTCAACATAGTTCTTGAGTAGTTTATCATTGAGACCGATCATAGATCCATCTCTAAACAAATACTCTGCCCATGCTTTCTCTTCATCAACTGCATTCATAAACATCTTTCTCACATATGGTTCCTCCTCTCTTGCAATCTCCTTAAACTCAGGGTCATCTCCCTCCTTCCATTTGTTGAGGATGTTTTGAGTAAGGACAAGATGCTGGCTTTCGTCTCTGGCGATGAGAGAGATAATTTTAGCGGATCCTTCCATAAGTTTAAGCTCGCCAAATGCGAAACTGCAAGCGAACGAAACGTAGAATCTGATTCCTTCCAGGATGTTGACATTAGCAACTGCTCGATAAAGTTTGCGTTTTAGAGAGTAGCGATCATACTGTCCTGCAACATGACCTTCACTAGCAAGTTCCCACATAGTACTTGTGTCGTACTCATGAGCATGTTGTAGGAAGTCATCATAGGATTCAGTTACTGATGATGCTCTCTTCAATATGTTAGCGTCATCAAGGATGGTGTCAAGCACTTCCGAAGGATCACTATAGACATTCTTAATGATGTGAGTGTATGAACGACTATGGATCATCTCCATGAATCCCCACACTGACATAGCAGATTCCAGTTCAGGAAGTGAGCAGTAAGGCATGAATGCCATACCAGGTCCACGACCTTGCACAGAGTCAAGCATGATCTGGTACTTCAGATTAGAAGTATAGATATGCCTCTGCTCTGGTCGAAGGGTCTGGTAGTCCCCACGATCTTTCTGGAGAGAAACCTCTTCAGGTCTCCAGAAATAACTAAGTTGTTGCTGTGTTAATTTTTCAAAGACAGGATACTTTGCCCCGTCATATCTTTGTACGCCTAATGGTTGACCAAAAAACATTGGTTGTTTTTTAGTATCTACTTTAGTTGTGTTGAACACGGTCATTCCTTTTACGTTAGTTCCTTCAGATTTTACAAGATTCACAGTCGTCCTCCTCGATGTTTTCTAGTTGTGCAATAAGTGATTCTAATTCTGATTTCATTTCTTCTAAATTACCTTCATCCTCGTCCTTTTTATCATCAAATGTGTTGTGATAGTAAGATGTCTTCCAACCGTATTTGTATGTAGTTAACAAATCGTTAGCAAAAACTTGCATAGGAACTTCATTGTTGGAGTAGTTCAAAGGATTGTAACTCCAGTTACCAGAAATTGCCTGATCGAAGAATTTTTGCATCACTGCTAGGATTTTAATGTATCCTTCATTACTTTTCATGTCCCATAACAAAGTGTAATTGTTCTTCAGTGTACCATATTGCGGAACAATCTGCTTAAGAGGTCCTTTCTTTGATCTTTTAACGGACAAGTATCCTCTAGGTGGTTCGATTCCATTGGTTGCATTTGACACAACGGAACTGCTCTCTGAAGGCATTTGTGCGGACAGTGTTGAGTGCCTAAGTCCGTGGGTAGTGATAGATTCTCTAAGATTTTCCCAATCATAATTGTATTCTGGTGCTACAAGTTCATCAACATCTTTTTTATATGTATCGATAGGCAGAAGACCATCAATATATTTTGTTCTATGGAATCCTTCACATGCACCCTTCTCAACAGCGAGTTGATTAGATGTTTTTAACAGGTAGTATTGGAATGCTTCAGTTAAATCATGAACCAATTGTAAAGCACCTGGATCTTCATACTTGACACCATTTTTTGCCAAATAATGAGCAAGACCAATAAAACCTACCCCAAGGGATCTACGTGCCTTTGTAGCACGTTCTGCTGCCCTTACAGGGTAATCCTGATAGTCGATCAACTCTTCTAATCCTCTCACAGAAAGATCACAAAGTTCTTCCATCTCATCAAGTGATTTCAATTTGCCTACATTGATAGCAGACAAAATACACAGAGCAATCTCACCAGCATCATCATCAATATGATTGATAGGATCCGTAGGTAAAGTAATCTCTTGACAGAGGTTACTCATGTTAACCTTATCCTTGAAAGAAGAGTGAGAATTACAGTGATCGATGTTCATGATATAAACACGACCTGTCTCTGCTCTCTCTTTCAAAAGGTTAAGTATCAGTTCCTGTGCCCCGATAGTTTTTCTTGGAACATCTTGAGCTCGTTCATAATGAACATATAAATCGTCAAATGAATCAGTACCAAAAGCATCATACAGACCTGGTACGTCATGCGGTGAGAACAAGCTAATTTCTCCATTCTGGATGAAACGCTCGTAGAAAAGTTTTGAAATTTGGATGGAGTAGTCAAGTTTACGTACTCTATTGTTTTGTGTACCCTTATTATTCTTGAGAACAATAATATCTTCTATTTCCTGGTGCCAGATAGGAAAGTGAACTGTAGCAGAACCACCTCTGATGCCGTTTTGTGTACAGCAGAGTACAGTTGATTCAAACTTTTTAAGGAAGGGGACAACACCTGTGTGTTGTACCTCGCCGCCTCTAATTTTAGAATTGATCCCACGAATTCTGCCTGCGTTAATACCGATACCAGCCCTTTGTGCGACGTATTTACCAATAGCCACATCACTGCTAAAGATACTATCGAGGGTGTCATCAACATCAACGAGAACACAAGATGCAAATTGACGGAGCGGTGTCCGAACTCCTGCCATGATTGGCGTTGGGATGTTGATTTTGTGTTTGCTGATCGCATTGTAATATTTTTTTATGTAAGATAATCTAACTTCTTTGTCATAATTAGCAAAGATCGTCACTGCAATCATCATGTACATAAACTGAGGAGTTTCATATACTTCCCCATTGCTACGATCTTGTACAAGATATTTATCAGTTACTTGTCTAAGACCAGCATAAGTAAATAGCAGATCACGATCATGATCAATCCATTCACCAATAGTATACAACTCTTCTTCAGTATAATCTTTCAATACTGATTCATCATATATTCCCATCTCAACACATCTAACAATTTGTGCATAGAGAGTAGGATGGTCCCATGATAATCCAAACAATTGCTTACGCAATCCAAATAACAGAAGACGGGCAGCAACAAATTGGTAGTTAGGATTCTCCAAAGTGATCAAATCACTAGCAGAACGTACTAGAATCTCTTGGATTTCTGCAGTGGTGATTCCATCATAAAATTGAATTCCAGATTGTATCTCTACCTGACTTGCAGACACCCCTGAGAGACCCTCACAAGCGGCGTCAACCATCTTGTGCATCTTTTCAAGGTCAATGTTCTCTACACGACCGTCTCTTTTGTTTACCTTTAGTCCGTTGCTCATACTTTTTTCCAAGAGGTTAGTTTAAGGGTTGCTTGTAGTCCTTGGTAGGTGTTCGATTCTACCACACTTTGGACGTTATGTCCAGCTAATATCATATCGTTTATGTCCTTTTCCTTAATTTTGTCAGGGAATATTACCACCTTTTCCCCTGATTTGATCGCTGTCTCAATCCTATTGACAATTTCTCTATTCCTTGGTTCGTTGTCGAAGACGAGGACCCTATCTCTATAAGGCAGAGAGCGGTAGTCAACATCGCTACCACACATAGCAATAGCGTTGGTAAGGAAATGACTGTCAAATGGTCCTTCTGTGATGTAAATGGTTTCTGTTTCTGTAGCACTATCAACTCCGTATAGTTTAGTTTTGCTTTCATCAAGCATTACTGTGATGTAACGTATTTGAGATTGTGGGTATACAGATCTACCTTGATATCCAAAGACACCATCCTTATCCCTTAAGGGAATTATAATTCTAGATTCATCGTATCTCGTATCCTTAAAGACCTGCTTGTGTTTATTAGTCCATGCCTTAAATTTTGGTGCAAAATAAAAAGCGTTAGGTGGTAACTTGCGTCTTTCTAGGAACCTACGAGCGAGGTGTGTTTTATTTAGATCTGACACTTTCTCTAGATCAGAGAAAATATCTTTCTTTTTAAATACCGGTTTCTGAAAATTAAACTCTGGCAAAGGTATCTTAGATCCCTTACCAGTATGTCCTTCTCTATAGGACTCTAACAAATATTCACTGAACAATCCAGGGTCATTATCTTTCAGAAAATTAGGTAATGTTCTACCAACACCACAGTTGTGGCATTTAAAAATGTACGAACCTTTCTTCTGAAAGAAATACCCCCTTGCACGATTCTTATTTTTCTGAGAATCGCCACAATAGGGGCATCTAAAATTGTAAGTGCTGTTAGATTTTTTAAACTTCTCTAGGCGTCCCGATATTAGCGAGATATATTTGGCGTCGAGATACAGCATAACCAGGATTCATTTCTCTCATGCTAGCAAACTTCTTATCATCTGTCAACACATTCATTACAGGAGGAACCACTTGTAGTATCGTCACAAGAGTGGTCAAGACAGCAGACACAGCAATTACAAACTTAGCATTGCTTTCTGTTTTCTTCTGAATCTTATCCATCCTAGTTTGAATCATTTCATGATCTCTATCATGCCTCTCCTTCATCTCTTCAAGCATACCGATGATAAGTTTATCGGCACGATCAGATTCATCTAATCTATTTTCATGACGCTCTAAGATAACAGCAACTTTATTACTGTTATCCGAGATTGTCCCAACTGCTCTTTCGAGTTTGTCAAGCATCTCTTTGGAGAGGTCTTCATAAATATCGAGTTTTGATTCTAATACTGCTAATCTACCAAGACCAAATGCCATTAAAGATTTTCCACAAACTGATTTGCTCTATCAAAATTCTCTTCGATCATTTCGCCAAACTTATCTTGAGTTTCTTCACTCATTTGCAACCAGGTACGAAGAAATTTCTCTTGCTGCTCCTGGGTGAGAGATGCAAACTGCTCATTCAACTCAGTGAATGCTGCCTGCCAATCAAATGATTCATTCTTTTTATTATCAGAAGATGCTTTAGATACATCCTTAGCAATATTCTTCTGACGCTCACCTGCTTTTTTCTGATAGTCCTTTGCTTTTGCTTTAGACATCGCAGCAATTTCTGACTTACGATTAGTAGCACGTTTTTCACGCTCTTGCTTCTTAGCAAGTTTACGCTTAGTTTGTATCATACGCATAGCAGCAGATACTTCTGTGCTCTGGTTATCCGCTTCAGCAATAATTGTTTGGTCTTCCATAGTTTCTTCCTTTAATCTGGCGTTTCTAATCCTTTGAAAAATATCTGTTTTGAATTTACTCTTCCTCTTTCTTTTCCTAACAGGAGGTTCGTCTGGAGGAAGACCAGCAATAGCACCTGAAGAAGCACTGTTTGTAGGAACTTCTTCAGTATATACTCTACCATTCATTTTTAGAGTAAGTACTTTCATAATTGCTGCAGTTGATCTATACAATATTTATCCAGTTTAATATTATTCAAACTAGAACATAAAGGATATCTATTCAAATAGACCATAAAACTTTTTAAGATGGACCAATACTCACTAGAAATCTTATAAAATAATAAAGGTGTTGCCGCTTCACCAAATACATTATAAATGATAATCATATGATTAAGAATCAAATGAAGTTTAAGGTTGCCTGTCTTAAGATAAGTTTTAAGCAACCTTTTTAGATATTTAAACCTCTTAAGGTCATCATAGAAATCCTCTTTAGTCACTGCTTGAGGATTATTATAATATTTAATAGCAAAGAAGAGGTAATTATCCTCATTCAATTCAGTAAAATTCATACATTATTACGCAATAGTAAGAGTCAGATCAGTACCAGATCCACCAGCACCAACTGTCTTACCTGCGAATGCAAGTTCAGAAGCAACTGAAGTACCCTTATCTTCAATAGTACCACTGATAGTTTGATCAGCAATAGAAAGGTCTTCTGCTTGTGCAGGAACAGTGAAGTCAAACTCAAGACGGTTTGATCCAGTTCCACGTGCATAGGTTGCAGTGATAGCACCAGTTACAGAACCAGTAACAGCAAGGGTTGCACCTGCAGTTACATCAACTTGCTCGTTGTAGATAACAACAACAGTTCCTACATCACCCTGTGTAAGTGCTTCCTGCTCAAAGAATACAGCAGTAACATCTGCTTCACCAAGTAATGCAGTTGTGGATGTTCCACCAGCAAGACCACCGATTGCTACAAGAACTTCATCCCAGTAGCGAGCAGTATTCTTATCAGCACCTTTGTAATGGCGAAGAACCCAACCTTGCTCGGTTGCGAAACAATCTTCTGCAAGTCCATTCTTATTAACTCGGTCTAACCACTTTGGTTTTGACTCGTCAGTTTCTGTTTTTCCCCAGAGAGGCATTGTTAAACTCCTGTAATATAGATGAGATTACGTTATAAACATATTTATAAAAAAGGAGAGTTACCTCTCCCAGGTATCAACCTTCGGTAGGTGCTTCAGGGAACAGTGCCCTCTCAAGTGCCTCTACAAGTTGATCGTCTACAGTATTGTCAGTTCTTGATACTGCTTTCTTTGCAAGTCCAATAAGGAATCTCTTAATAAGATCATCCATATTTTCAGGGATCTTATCAACTGCTGAGTTGATAAGATTAATTGCTAACGGTAATAAAAATTTAGTCATGTTAATATAGAACTATGTTCAATTTATATATCAAAGATAGCGTGATTTTAACTCTTCAATATTTGATCTTAGTGATTCTTTAACAGTGTCTTGATACTTAACACGCTTCACTTTAGAATCTTTCTTGGCAAGTGCCTTTTCAGAACCATCATCATCCTTGTCACAACCACACTCTTCTTTCTGGACATCCTTTCCAGAACCTTTCAGTTTCCTATTCTTATCAAATACTCCCATAGGATCAGTGTTATCCTCAATTGAAGGATTTATTTCTACACCCTTAACATCCTTCTCAATAAGTTCAGTTCTCCAGTCAGAGAAACTTTCTTTCTTGGTTCCTTTCTTTGCCTTAATAGCAGCAGAAACAGCACCACGCCTCTTCAGCAGATAAGAATCAGATGAATCCTTGTCGCCATCGTTGTCAACGTCACCGTCTTCTTTACCAACGGGATCAAGTTTCTTCTTCTCTTCTACATACTCAACTTCTTCCTTAGCGGTCTTCTCAGAATCTGCAAATGCCTTATCGGTAGGGGCACCTTTGTCACCCTTACTACGCATCTTCTCACCACTTTTTTTCTTAGCATGGATATTAGCATAGAGACCGTTCTTCTCTTCCAATTCTTCCTCTTCCTTTACACAATTAGGAACTTCCTTACCACCTTTCTTCTTAGTCCCTTGTGCCTTATAACCTTTCCAACATGTAGAAGCACCAACGTTATCACGTGCCGCCTTCATACCTTCTGAAAGTTCTTCACCCGAAACGATGCTTGCATATTCAATAGCAAGATCTTGTGTTCTCTCAGTATTGAATGATTCTAGAATACCTTCAATAATTTCACCAGACAAAATAATTTCATCCATCTTAGATGCAATTTCCTGTTGTTCTGCAAAGGATAAACCTAGCATCCACGCAGACAATCTTACATTAGCACTCATCGTCTCTTCTTTAATCGGTTTAGTTTTATTTATACGTTGTTGCACTTCGGTAGGTTTCTTCCACATATCATAATCAGAACCTGGTGTCATAGTTTGGGTAAGTTTTCTAAACTTATCCGTCCCAACCAAACGATGCGTTTGATCGGCACCTGAAGTGTTCCACTGTTTATATTCTTTAATGTCAGTAACCCATGCTCTAAACATGTCACCTTCTTCAGTAACAGCAATCACATAGTTAGGTCCACATCGATGAACTTTACCTACAGCACCTTCAACATTCTGCACATACGAACCAACCTCGTATAGGTTTCCATGCCTAAACGAGGTTCGTGTTGCTTCCGTATTGAAATTAGAAAATTTCATCAATCGTTTTACTTTTATTTATAATTCTGGTAAAAACTCCACAGAACCTTTCAATTCTCTTTTAGGTACTGCTTGTGCTCGCAATCCAGGAAATCTATGAGTGTTTCTAGTTTTTGATGAGAAAGAACTTTTGATTGAAAAGTAAGGATATACATCTGATCTAACGTCTGACATGGTTTCAATTATGTTAGCACATTTAATTGTAAGAAGATTATCTTTTAGTAAACATGCTCCTGGAAATTCAGCAGTAACTACAGATCCTTTACCCATAATATCAGTACCGAATATAACAGTGCTTGCATCTGCCCTACTACATTTAAAAGCAATCTTAGTTGTAGAATCAGATCTCTTTTTAACAATCTTATATTTAATTCTACCGCCATCAGTATAAGAGATTATATCAAATGTTCTATTATCTCCAAATCCATTAATATCATCCATAAGATAACCAAGGATCTTTTCTGAAATACGATCTCCTGCAAGAGTGTCAACAGATTGCCATGCTTGAAAACTTCTTTTCTTTAAAGAAATATTGTAGGTGCCTTCAGAGTAAATGATTCTAACATCTGTTTTAGATACTGAACCTGCACCACTTGAAGTTTCTCCACCTACAAACAATATCTCTTTAACTCCTGGTAGTGATATTTTCTTACCAGTAGAAGTAAGAATAATGTCATTGAATCTCTCTTTATTTCTAGAGAAGAAACTGTATGCAGTATTCTCATTACTATCAGATACCGTGCCTTGCTTAATTACTCGCATGTGGTTTTACGAGTATTTATCAAACTACTACCGATCACCAGGAGCACGAACTTCTGAGTTGCGAACATTAAATTCACCCCCAGGGTAACGCTTCTTCAGTTTGTTGACGTTAGTTTCAATCACCTCATCGAAGGATATATCAAGTGCCATTGTTGCCTGAGCAACATACCACATAACATCACCCAACTCAATGATAAGATGCTCACGATTATCTTCGTTCCACGGTTTTCCTTGGAAGACCATTTTTTTAATGATCTCAAGGAACTCACCGCCCTCAGCATTAA